CCCGCTTATAAGTCGGGACGGTGACGCGGCGCCGAGCCGGCGATGGTTTTTAGAACCGGCCGACCCCTAGGCAGTCCCGCGCCAGCACTCTTTTTCTCTCTTTGGCCCCCAACCCCCGGGGTCAGTACATTAACTAAACCAGGAGGTCAGACCCCATGCCGCGCCCTGATCCGAAGCGCCCCCGCGAAGGCCAGGAGGCCCTTTTCGAGGCCGAGGCTATCAAACAGCCCGATTGTGTTTTGCGTGGCCGGCATTCCATGGCCATGGACGCCGCCCTTGACGCCGCCCGCGAAAACCAAGTGATTCACCCTATAGATGAGGGCATTGCTACGGTGCTTCGAGCAGGCGCCTGGGCACTCGATACGCTAGAGAAACAGGACCGACCGTATGGGCCGGCAAAGCTCATTCCGGCCATGACCGAGGCACTCACTGCGGCGCACATGACGCCCGAGAGCCGGAAGCTGGAAAGCGAAGACCTAGCCAAGCAGCTGTTCGAGGATCTAGCCGCCCTAGAGGCCGACACCGAATAATGCGCACTTGGTTACCCGGTCGCGTCGCCCCCCGCTATCTAACCCCTATCCCCGAGGGGGCGATAGTCGACCTTCGGGCGGTGAAGAAGGTTGCCGCAATCATGGGCCGGCAACCGACGTTCTACCAGGTGGAAATCCTCGAACGCCTGGTAGCCAAGTGGCCTGACGGCACGCCCGTTTTCACCACCATCTTGGTGAGTTTCCCCAGGCAGACCGGCAAAACCACATGCATCATGGATTGGCTCATGTATGTAGCCATGACCCGCCCCTATCAAAAGCTCTGGTTCACTGCCCAGACCGGTATGGCGGCCAGAGAACGTTTCCTTGCTGAGCTGGTAGAGCCCAGCAAAAAATATCTCGAACCGCTGGGGATCGTAGATACCAAGCTTGCCGCGGGGGCGACCAGAACGGTAGTGGTGGCCACGGGTTCCCAAATCCGCCCAATGCCGCCGACCAGCCAGTACCTACACGGTGGCCAAGGCGACAAGATCATCGCTGACGAGCAATGGGCTTTCACCCAGAAGCAAGGGAAAGACCTCATGCAGGCGGTACGCGCCACGCAATTGACCAGGAATAATAGTCAAATCGTGCAAATCAGCGCCGCTGGTGACGCCGAATCCGACTATTGGCATGCCCGATTGGCCAAAGCCATTGCCGAGCCTTCGCCCCGCGTGGCAGTAATCGACTACGGGGTAGGCACTAGCGCTGATCCTCAGGAGGTCACTTCCTTCACCATCGAGGATGTTCTAGCCGCTCACCCGGGTGTAGCCGCTGGTCTGTGCACCCGCGAAAAGGTCTTGGAGCCTTTGGAAAACGAGGACATGGACTTCAACGAATGGTTGCGCGCGTATGGCAATGTGCGCTCAAAGAACACGCGCCAGAAGGCCATTGATCTAGACGCCTACCGCAGTATCACCACCACGGTGCCGCTAGACGACGGTCCGGTGATGCTGGGGGTTGGCGTGTCCTGGGACGGGGCGACTACCGCCCTAGCTGCGGTAGGCACCATCAACCAAGGCCGGGGCGTGGGTATCGAGATCATCGACGCCCGCCCTGGCCGGCAATGGGTCATCGACACCACCCAAGAACTAGTGCGCCGCGGTATTGCCACCGAGGTATGCGGCGACGCCTACGGACCCACGAAGCGCCTTGCCGACCAGCTAGCTATTGCCCTTCCTGAGCACTGGAAACCCCTATCCACTGACGAGATGATCGCCGCCACCGAGGACTTTCTACAGGCGTTGGATCAGGAAGCCGATACTATGCCTATCCGAGTCCGCCGCTGTGCTGGTGTCGAATACGAGCTAGACGTCGCTGAGCTGCGGAATGTCGGTGAGAAAGGAAGGATGTTCAGCAGACGCAACAGCGCCGCTGGCACCGCACGGCTAGAGGCTGGACTAGCCGCCCTGGCCGGCTATCAAATCCCTGAAACCACCGCCCCCGAGCCTTTTATTGGATAAATTATGCGAAATCAAAAACGGAAATCCCCAGCAATCGACGCCACCGACCACACTATCCTCATCACATGCGATAAATGCGAATGGAGGCAACTACACGATGACCGAAACGCCGCCTGGTACGCTTTGGCACGGCACCTAAAAACCGGCCATGATGACCCCTATGCCGCCAAAAGTGCCGCCCGAAATATCTACCGCAACCACCACGAATAGCCGCTTTGTCACCCCCTTGCCGCATCATTAGGGCATGGGGTTCTTTGAAAAAGTGCGACAGGCACTATCTGTCCCCGCTTTGGCGGCGGGAAGTCTAGAGGTGCCCTATGCGAGTGCTTGGGCTGATCCTAACCACCTGATTACTGTTGGCACACCTGACTTGTTACCCGAGTCAACCACCCGCGATGTGGCCATGAATGTTGCCGCCCTAGCGCGCGCGCGCCGAATTATTGTCAGCAGCATAGCCAGATGCCCCCTGGTAGTGCACGATGATGACGGCCCCCTACCTGACCAACCAGCGTGGGTGAGCGGTACCAGTGGCCCTGTTTCCCCCTATCACCGTATGCTGTGGACAGTGGACGACTTGTTGTTTTATGGCTGGTCGCTGTGGGCAGTAAAACGGAACGGGGCCGGTGCTGTTGTCGCCGCCGATCACGTGCTCTACGAACGCTGGGGATTCACCCCCAGCGGCGAGGTGTATTTCGAGGGCGAAGAAGTGCCGCCCGAGGACGTTATCCTTATCCCCGGCTCTGACCAGGGAATCCTTCGCTATCCTGCTGCTATCAGGCATGCTGTTCAGGTTGCTGACGCCGCCGCGAAAGCCGCCGCCCACCCTGTCGCCCACACTGAGTTGCACCAGATCAATGGTGAGCCGCTCACTGACCCCGCGAAAATCGACAACCTCATTGACGCCTGGAACCGGGGCCGGCAACGCAAAAACGGACCTGTGGGGTTCACAAACAGCTCAATTCAAGCCATTGACCATGGTTCCTATGAGGCGCATTTGCTGGTGGAAGGCCGGAACGCCGCCGCCATCGACATTGCCCGCGTCTGTGGCATACCGGCTATCCTGCTAGACGCCTCCCTGGCTGACTCTAGTATCCGCTACTCCAACATGGACGCGAGGAACGTTGAGTTAGTCGATTACTGCTTGGCGTCGTTTATGGCACCCATCGCCGCCCGCCTAGGCATGGATGACGTTGTTTCCCCTGGTCAAAGCGTGGAATTTGACCTTGACCACCTGACCCGCCTAGACCCCAACAGCATTGCACCCCCTGACGACGCCCACCGCCCACGCGGTGTCCCCGCCACCAACGAACTAACCCAGCTAATTAACTAATTATGGATTTTCAAACACTAGAACCCGACCTGTACTGCCTGATGAACAAGCATTACACGCCCGGCCGACCAGGCCCCATCAAATACCTGGTGATACACCACAATGCAGGCGTGAACCTCAGCACCGCTGATTGCTACCGGATTTGGCAAGACCGTGAGGCTAGCGCCCACTACCAGGTAGAAGTGGATGGGACCATTGGTCAGCTGGTCAACGATTGGGATACCGCATGGCATGCTGGTGATGCCGCCGCCAACAGCTATTCAATTGGAATTGAACATGCCAACGTTGGCGGCGCCGCCGAAGATTGGCCTATTAGCCAAGAAACTATCACCGCAGGCGCTCACCTGGTTGCCGCACTCTGCCACGCCTACGACCTGGGAAAACCAGGATGGTTTAACAATGTCTTTCCCCATTCGTACTTCTATAGCACCAGTTGTCCGCACCAGCTGGCCGGTGCGGACCGTGACCAATACATGTCTTTGGCTGAAGAGTTTTACTTCAGCATGCAAGCAGGAAACACACCACAAGCAGGGAAAATGACGAACTTTACCGAAAACGACAGGCAATTACTCCGCGAGAACAACGAGCTACTACGGGTAATCCGCGACCAATTGACAGGCCCTGGTAGTGGCTACCCCGGTTGGCCACAAACCGGTGGCCGGACCCTGGTGGATACAGTCGCCGCTATCGGTGCTAACCAAGGTATTGATGGTTGCCGCGACACCAAGAAGGCCAAGTGATACATGAATCTTCTTGATTTGGTCACTGGCTACGTTTTGGGCTTCGGTTCCGTGACCGTGTATCAAATGGTTTTGGTGTATCGTCTTCGGCTTGAGCTGCGGAAACAAGCTGCAAAGGTGACCCATGCCTGAGCGCCCGCCCACTCAAGTCCGCTACCCGTGGCGCTCCGTGATTCGTAGTGTTGCCGTGGCCACCATCGCCCTGCTACCGGTGCTACCAGAGATAGCCAAGGTAGCAGGTGTGGAGACCGTGCCGCTGGTAGCTTCCGCCCTGGGTATAGTAGCAGTTTTGCAGCGGATAATCACGATCCCGGAAGTTGATAAATGGCTAACCACCACGCTGAACGCTGGGGCTAGGAAGCGCCAAGGACAAGAAGAGGAAGAAGTAAATGCCAAGTGATCTAGAAACCGTGAAAGGCGACGCCGCCCCCGCCACCGTGGTCTGTAACGAAGCCGACCGAATCATGGAAGGCTTAGTCCTCCCCTGGGGTGACACCGGGGCAACCGCCACCGGAAGCTACGTTTTCCCCCGCGGTAGCCTCGATATTCCTTCCAACATTGAGCGGGTAAAACTACTAGCTGAACATTCCCGCCCTGGCCACCAACCCAAGGCGATTGGACACGCCATCAGTGCCGAAAATACCCCCGAGGGCCTGGTTATGCGCTTTCAACTGGGCAGTAGCGCCGCCGCCACCGAAGCGCTCACGAACGCCGCTGAGCACATCATCGACTCTTTCAGCATCGAGGCGGTGGGTGTGCGCCGCACCGGTGGCACTATTGATTCTGCCCTGCTCAAAGCTGTTGCACTGGTGCCGTTCCCAGCGTTCGAGAAAGCCAAGGTCTATGCCGAGTCCGGCACCCCCGAAGAGAAAGAAACCACAAAAATGACCCTAAGCGCTGAAGATATTACCGCTATCGCCGCAAAGGTTACCGAAAACCTCAGTTCCACTACAGCCACTCCCCGGAATAAGATTCCGGCCGGTATCCCAGGCGGTAAGGACGCCGCTAAGCAGGAAGTCATCACCGCCGCCCACGCCGCCGAAACCATTCTGGGAATCCACACCGGTGAAATCCCCGATGATGAAATCCAAGCCGCCCTTGCCGATATCAAGGGCTCAGATTCGATTGTCACCCAGCCCAAGGCTTGGCTGGGGGAATTGTGGTCTGGTGTTGTTTACCAGCGCCGCATTATCCCGCTAATCGCCACCAAGGCACTAACTGGCCGGAAGGCTATTGGTTTCCGCTGGAAGAAGGACACCGATAGCGGAAAGCTGCTCAAGCCTGGTGTTGCCAAGTGGTCCGGTAATAAAACCGAGATTCCCACGCAAAAAGCGCAGTGGGAAGAAGTGTCAATGGATGCCCAGCCCTGGGCCGGTGGCAATGACCTTGACCGACAGATTTTTGACTTCAACGAGTCCGAAGCGCTGCTGGCCTACTGGCAAGCCATGAATGAATCGTACGCCTACGAGACCGACCGTGATGCTGGAAAATTCCTGGTAGACCACGCAACCGACATTCCAGACGTTTCCCAAGACATTATCCGTGCTATCACCATTGGTGCCATTCGGGTTGACGAGGCGGTGCATGTCCCCGCCGCCTACGCCATTGTCAACCCCCGTGACCTCGAAAAAGTCCTCAAGTACTCTCAGCTGGATGTTCCGCACTACATGAGTCTGACTCCGGTGTCCGAACCGGCAACATGGACAACTTCTGAGTTTGTCGAGTCCGGCACCGCCATTGTTGGCTGTAAAGACGCCACAACTTTCTTCGAGCTCCCCGGTTCTCCACTGCGTGCCGAAGCTGAACATATCGCCCACGGTGGACGCGATGTAGGGCTGTTTGGCTACACCGCTCACATGCTCAACCGGGGCGAGGGCCTGGTCAAGGTACATTTCAATAATGCCTAAGATCGAAGATTCAGAAGTCCTATCTTGGCTGGGTGTCGATGCGGTGGGTGACGCCGCTGAACAGCAAGCACTTGAGGGGATTACAGCAGCGGTTAACGCCACTGTGACAGATTGGCATGGTAACCCAGATGCCTGGTCCGACCGGATTCATACCGGTGCCGTGATGCTTGCCGCTCACCTGTGGCGCCGCCGCGCTACCCCCGGTGGCGTAGCAGCCCTGACAGACGAGGGAACAACCTACGTGCAGCGTCATGACCCCCAAGCCGCCATGCTGCTAGGCCTTGGTGGCTGGACTGCCCCGGCGGTGGGCTGATGAATCCAGACATTATCCCGATGCATCTAGGGAAACTGGCTAAGGAAATCAGCAACATTGGCATTTCCGCAACCGTTAATCCCAATCGCGTTAGTATTCCCGGTGCATGGGTTGCCCTCAAGGAGGTGGAAATCGAGTCCATGGCCCGCGGTGAGGTTACCGCCGAGGCAAGCGTGTACCTGGTTGCCGCCGATTTAGGTACCACGCTAGCGGTGGAATACCTCATGAGCATGCTAGACGACCTGCTAAACCTGCTGGAAAACCGCTACCCCACAGACATTGAGATCACCACAATCACCCTTCCCGCTATTGGGCAAACCCCCCTACCAGCGGTTGAGGTCACCTATGAATTGAAAGGCACGTAAATAATGGCGAATGTCAACACCCTAGACAGTCGTATCTCCACCGGCCCCGGAAAACTGGTTTTCGGTAAAGCTGGTGCTCAGAATGAATTTTCCGCCCTGGTCACCAAGGCAGAACTGAACCCTTCCGTGAACACGGAAGACGGCAAACATGTGCTCTCTGGCGACTATGCGCCTGGTAAGGACACGATCACGTGGACAATGGAGCTCACTTGTTTCATTAATCTGAAAAAGAATGGCATTTGGGACTGGTGCTTTACGAATCGTGGTAAAGAGGTGGAATTTGAGTTCCGGCCGGTAGAAGGCGAAAAGTCCGCCAAATTCACCGGCATGGTCAAGGTCAGGCCTTTGGGTGTCGGTGGTGAGGTGAATAAGGAAATGAGTAAGGATTTGACGTTTCCGCTGGTTGGGGAGCCAAGCTTTACACCTGTTCAGGAACCATAACATTGTCCGGCCATGTCGATGTTTCCGCCGAGGTAGAGGGCCTGAAAAACCTCCGCCGCACCATTCGGCAAGCAGGCGGCGACACAAAGGACCTCCGCAATGCCAATCTTGCCGCGGCGCAAACTATCGTGCCGATAGCGGCGGGTTTGGCGCCGAAGGTCACCGGCCGGCTAGCCGCGAGTATTCGCGCTGGTGCCACGCAGAAGGCCGGCATGGTCAGGGCCGGAAGGAAACTCATTCCCTACGCGAACCCCGTTCACTGGGGCTGGCCGAAACGCCATATCGAGCCGAACCCATGGATCGCTACCGCCGCCGCCGCCAACGAAGAACTGTGGCTCAAAGTATATGAACAGCACATTGACCGCATTTTAGGAAAGATTGAAGGAAAGAAACGATGAAACTAGTAATCAATGTTCGATACACCAGCGGTGAGGAAGTCGCCGTAACGCCTATTCTCTCCGATCAAGTCGCGTTCGAGCGCACCGCCCGCCTCCGTGATTGGGGAACGGCCACTGACAGCCCCCTGACTTTCGCTGCTTTCCTAGCGTGGAAGGCGTTGCAGCGCACTGGTCAAACCGAATACAGTTTCGAGGAATTTTTGGAGAGCGTCGAAGCGCTGAGCCAGTCCGGTGGTGAGATGGGCCTAAACCCTACCGAGGCGACGCCTGCCGTGTAATCGCCCTGCTGGCTATCAACACGGGGATTCCGCCCAGCATGCTGTTGGCGGAAGATCCGGTATGGATAGATACCATGCTAGAGGTGATGGCTGAGCAGGCGGAAGCAGCGAAGAAGAGATAAGGAAGAAAGCCGGTGGCGGGGAAGAAAAAGTCAGCGATTTTATCGGTCAATATCGTCAGTGATGCCAACACGAAGGGCTTCTCTGAGGCGGCGCGTGCCGCCCAAAAGATGGCGGCTGATATTAACGCTTCGACTGCCCAGGCTGCTGGTATGGCCACGAAGATAGGTGGCCTGACCACCGGTATTACTTCCCTTGTCTCTATCGCTGGCGGCGCCATAGGCCAAGTTGCTGCTGGTGCCACTGCGCTAGCGGCGGTGGCCGGCCCCGCGCTAGGCGCTGTTGTTTTAGGTTTCGATGGGATCAAAGAGGCTGCCGAGGGGCTGAAAGAACCTTTTGACGGCTTAAAAGAATCCGTTTCGGGCGAGTTTGCCGCGGCGCTTGAGGAGCCCTTCGAGAACCTGGGTGGCCTTATTACCGATTTAGAGGGGCCGATGGCCGGCCTGGGTGCCTCCGTGGGTAACCTCATGGGGGGACTTGTCGATACGATTGTCAGCAATCAAAGTGAATTAGAAAAGCTCATAGCGTCTGCTAGTCAGTTCACCGACGCGATGGGTCCGGGGTTGAATACCCTGCTAGAGGGCGTACTTTCCATTGGCACCGGCCTAGATGGGATAGCCGGGGATTTTGGTGCGGCGTTCGGTGGCGTCCTAGAGGTGCTGGGTGAAAAGTTCCAAGAATACGCATCGTCAGGCGCCACCACTGCCCTGATTCAGGGCATGATCGACGCCCTGGGTGGCCTGTCTGATTTGATAGGCCCCCTGCTGGATTTGATTGTTGAGTTAGGCATTGCGCTAGGTCCCAGCTTTGGCGGTATCCTATCCGCCCTGGGGGAGATTATCGCCCAGCTGGTGGAGCCGCTTTCCACTATCGCCCAGGTAGCTGGTCAAGCGCTGGTTGATGCGCTAGTCGCTTTGTCGCCGATGTTTGGGCCGATAGCGCAGGCGATTGCTGACCTGGTGGTAGCACTCGCGCCGCTGTTGCCGTCGATTGCTGAGCTGGTCGCGTTCCTGGGCACCGCGTTGGCCGAGGCGATTAGTGCAGTTGCCCCGCTGGTTGGGGACATTTCCGCCCTGCTGGGTGAGGTATTCCGCATGGCCATTGACGCGCTCACCCCCATCATGCCTGTGATTATTGAGCTAATCCAGACCCTAGCCGGTGTTGCCTCCGCCCTGCTCCCATCAATCGCTGAGCTAGCCAGTGTGTTGTTCCCCGCGTTTGCGCAGATCATGGAAGCCATTGCCCCGATCCTAGGTGATATCGGGGCACTGATTGGCGAAGTGTTACGTATGGCCATTGAGGCAGTGATTCCGCTAATTCCGGTGATCGTCGATACGATCCGCATTCTGGCTGATGTTGTGGCCATGCTGATTCCGGTGATCGCAGAGGTCGCACAGTTCCTGTTCCCCGCCCTAGCTGAGATTCTTCAGGTAGTCGCCCCACTGCTACCTGATTTAGCTAATCTAATAAAGTCCCTGATTGAGGCATTATTGCCGATTATTCCGCCCCTCATGCAGGTAGCCGAGGCGCTGTTCCCCGCCCTAGTGCGCATCATTGAGTTGATTATCCCAATTATCATTCAGGTGGCCGACATCTTCGTACAGCTAGTGCAGGCGTTGACACCGCTACTGCCGCCACTAGCTGACCTCATCACCGAACTGCTACCGCCGATTGTTGAGCTGATGGAGGCCATAGCCCCGGCAACCAGTGCTGTTGTCGGGATTGTCGGCAAACTAGCCGTCGCGCTGACCAAGGGCCTGGTTGATGCGGTGATTGCCATTGGCGGTAAGCTGGGTTGGCTAAAGGACCTGTTCTTTAAGATCATTGACGTCATTAAGACGGCATTCCAATGGATCACTGATTTTCTGGATGCTGCTGGTGATGCTGGTGGTATCTTCGGTGGCGGCGGTAGTTTTGGCGGCGTAGGCGGCGGTGGCGGCGGTGTCTTCGGTGGCGGCGACGATGGGACGTTCCATGGTGCCGGTGGCGGCGGTATTGGCGCCGCCTTCCACAACCTACTAAACCGGCCCTTGCCAACGCCCCAAGTGATTAACAACTTCGAGATCACTATCAACGGCCCCATCGACGCCCTAGAGACCGGCCGGAAACTCCGCGAAATCCTCGACTACTACGACGAACGAATGAGGCGCTAACCATGGGTGTTATGGCAAACATGCTACAAATTTCAATCTTCCCGCCGAACAGCCAATGGAACCTGAACTTACGTGCCGTCGTTGACGGTCTCACCATCAACTGGGGGCGCATAAACCTTTATCGCGCCCCAGCCAATCGGACGTGTCAATTCCAAATGCTCATGGAGCACGTTACTTTAACGCGGGTAATGCAAAAATGGGTCAATTCGGAATTGATTATTACGGCTAAACCCGCGAGTGGCGATTTAGTGATATTTCAGGGCATTATCGACGATTTTAAAGTCACCCCGAAGGACACGAAAATCGGTGATTATATCGTTGATTTTACCGCCACTGAATCCCCTACCTGGTCAAACAGGCTCAACGGTCTATTTTATGATGCTAAAAACCTTCGTGATTTTAATACTCGTTTAGGGCGTGTCCAACGCGAATTAGGCACATTTATTGCCCTGGATGTAAATACAAGTTATTTGGCTGAACCACCCGAGAATCAAATCAGTGTGAAACAACTAGCTGAATCATTGGTTTGGCGACCAGGAGCCTTCCCTGCTTGGTGCCCCGACTGGAAAAGGTTAGCGCCGACAGTTCACCAGCTAGACACGCCAGAGGGCGGCGCCCCGTGGGTACTGTCCCCGAAGGTGTTAATAGACTTGGATCAGGGCATGTCCTGGACTTCCGATAACACACCCACGACCATCTTGTATAGCGCTGGTGGCCTGTTTGGAAAGAGCAAATACGCCCGTGATACCCGAGTCCTTCGTGAAACCCGCGACCAATGGGATAGGGGTAATATCGTCGAGCTTGATATCCCATATTGCCCAGATCAAGGCGGTATTATCGGCTACGCCGAAAATCATTCTGAGCTGGCGAAAGCCCAGCTGGGGAGCCCCCGCCGAATACGGCTTGACACCCGCCGAAATCCTGACTTCCTCAACACGTATCTGGGTTGGGAGTGCTGGGAAACCCCGAACAGATATATACAAGTAACGGGGGACAAGTGGGCAACAAAGTATCATGGTGAACTGCTGCTACAGCAAACTTATTACCCGATTGGTGGAACGCTCACTCTCTACCATTGGGGTTTCACTCACGATCTTTACTGTGCCTGGGGACCGACCGACGACGCGATAACGCCCCCACCACCACCGCCCCCGCCGCCGCCGAAACCGACCACGTGGGCCACCACTACCACTAAGTGGGCCACCACTAACGGCACTTGGAAAGGATAGGATATTTCATGGCCATAACCGACCCACGCAATATTCAGCACCTCAATGCTGACGGAAGCGATGCAATCAGTCAATTTCCCGCTGTTCAACGCAATAATGCAGCAAAGCTGTCAGAGGCACTGACTACAAGCACCGAAACCGTCGCGCTTAACACGTCCTTCCGCAACGCCTCCGGCTTGATCCAACGAATAGGGAAACTTCGGATTTTGAGCCTTGAGTTTCGTACTACCAGTGACGCTGTTGCCGCCACGCGGATTCTAGCCGGCACCCTTGCCGCTAGTGACCGGCCAACAAAAACCATCTATGCCGCTCTAGCCGGCACTAACGACCTGAACGATGCTGTAGGGGCACGGGCAAGGCTAGACACCGATGGTACAGTCACCTGTCCGGCGCCCACGATCATGCAGTCAGGCGCCTACTATGGGGGACAAATAGTCTGGGTTGTGGCCTAGATCACTCCCCCATTTATAAAAAATAGTAATTATGCTATCTGCGTTGAATCGTACCCAGGCGGTGCCTCACCAGTTTCTAGCCAGTCAGGGTCAACGCCAGTAGCAAATGCGATAAGATTTAGGGATGCCTTCCTTGGTTTTGTCCTGCCTACCTCGATGTTCGCTATCGACGCCCGACTTAGGCCGGTGATTGTCGCTAGCTCTATTTGCTGCATTTCCGCCACTTCACGAGCGAGTCTAACCCGGTGGCGTAGCTGGAATTTTGGGATAATCCATTCGTTTTCCGTCTTCTTTAGCATATGTAGAATACTACTCTTCTAGATAGGATATTGGCAATTATTGTTAGAAAAAATTGATTAATAGGGGCGAGTGCTTGATTAATGGGGGAAACTTGCGTATTATTCTAGCCATGAGTGAATCACGATGGCGGCTATCGAAAGAACATGGGCTAGTCATTGACGGTGTAATGGTTTGTACGCCGCTTATGGTTTGCGCCGACGGTATTATTGTTGAAAACAACCCGTCCGGTTCTTCGTATCTACGTTTGACCATCTGCATGGATGAACCCATTGCCGTAGCATCGGATATTCCATTCAACATTGGTGCGCTGCAACCTGGGATGGATAAAGAGTCATTGGCTGACCTTGAGCCCCGTAGGGCTCAAGGTCTTTAGGCATTTTTGAGGAGGAAATATGGACGAGTACACAGACGAAGAATTAGCCACCATGGCCAAGGAAGCGTGGGACGAGGCGTTTTCCAAGATGCCCCCGGTGCCTTACTTTGAGGCTTGCTTGGACGCTATCGAGTCCGCCGCCGAGGTGGAAAACTACCCGAACGATCAAGTCGAAACACTGTACTACGAGTTGGCGTTTGCTGTTCGGAAAACGGCCCTCGAAGGGCACGGGATCGACTATCTGGACAACGAGCTACGGGAAATGATGGAGCGGAAGGCCTCAAAGAAAGGGTGGTTTTTCCTGAACGATCACCTCAAAGATGCTCAGGCTGATGCGTTGCGTCTGGAGCAGGAACGCATGCCGGTAGGTGACGAAAATGCCGATGACACGAACTAACATGGGCTGGGAATTTCGCCCGGCAAGGGCCGATAGTGGTATCTACTGTGACGTTTGCGGAAGAGTGTTCGCAAAGCCCGCGCCGCCGCCGAACCAGACCGGAAAACGCATCTGCCGTGACTGCCAACAGGCTGCAAGGGAAAAAAAGACAGGGATGCTGTTCTAATTGTTTGTTGGGTTTAGGTGCCCCCGCCGCTTCTAGCCGGCGGCGGGGGTATCAGGCCCCGTAAACTGCTGCGGAACGCCTTATAACTAAATATTTTGTCCTTTGTTCATCATACCTCCGTCCTGCTTTCTTGTACGTGTACAGGACACAACAGAAAAACAAAACAACACGTAACCAGGATAATGTGCTTCTTACCGTAAGCACCCGGTGCACCTGGTCCCGGGTGGCCACAGCTGACCTGGCCCGTCAGCTGGTGGTGTGACCTATGGAAGCCGTTCCGCAAGGAGGCGGAACGGCTACTTGGCATGGGGTGGCAATGGAAGCGGTCAAAAATGGGATTTTCGCCAATGGGGAGGCCATCTAGCCGGGAACCCCTTGGGGGTTCTCCCTCGGCTACTGCCCTAACCCCCTACTACCTAGCCCTCACCTTCTACCTATCCTGGCCTACCGGAACCACCAACCCCTACCACCTACCACCTACCACCTATGCACCCTCCCCAACCACTCACCTGTACCACCTGTATCACCTGTACTACCCCGGGGGCGAAATGCCTAAAAAAGTTTGTTGGTCAAAAGCGAAATGCATTGCGGCGCCTCATCTGTGGGACCTGGACAACGCCGAAGCTTGGCGGGGTCACCCACTGGCGAAAAAGCCTAGAACTATTAGAGCACACGCTCTATGCGCAGACTGCCCCCTTATTCGGGATTGTGCCGTCTACGCGCTCACAGCCACTCCCCGAATGGCCGGTGTAGTCATGGCCGGTGTAGATATCCCCATCGCTGGTGGTGCCAAGGCAAACGCCGCCCGAAAACGCCTAAGGGAGATAGCCTATGGCTAGAAGCTCAAAATGGCGCAGAAAACGCCGCAACCGACACCGACGGAGGCGATACGCAACAATGGTCAGCAACAGGAAGAAAAGGAAAAGTAATGAATCAACATAAGGTAAAGCCAACGCCCCAAATCATAGTGTCTGCGTTGTTTAATAGCGTCTATAACGCTGAGGACGAGGAACAGATGAACGCCGCAACCAGCGCTATGGTTGCGGCGATAAAGACGCTTGCGGACTACGATATCGACGCCGCCGAGTTGTTCATCAGGAAACTATATCGAACCATGATGAAGCATGAATATACCCGGTTCGGGATCGAGCGGACCAGTGAGGAGTTTGTAAAGCTAGGGTTGGAAGTACCTAAAGAATAGGATAATGATATGAGTAAGAGGCGATTCAAGGTGTTCAAACGCCACCTGCCAGAGGACTGGATAGTAGTCACTCGCTGGAATGGCTGGCCTATCAGGTACGACCGGTTTGCTTCCTTCCGTGCTGCTCACGACTACATTCATGAACGACTATATGAGGAAATGGAAACCACCGGACCGCGTGAGCTACTAGCTGGTGGAATCGGAAAACGCTATGGATAAAGTGAGATATAAGGTGAAGAAGGTCAAGGACGGTCTGTGGGAGGTCTCATGGAGAAGGGGAATCTGCATAAGGTTGGTGTCCTTCTCCACTTTCGCCGCCGCCCACGCCTACGTGCGTGAGCGCCTATATGGTACGCAGAACGACTACGGCTATGCCTGCTGAAGGTAGGCCGGCATGGGCCGGACGATACGCTACCGAACGCACCGCCGCATGTCTGGCGGAGTTCGGCACCAGGTGTCACTTGTGCGGCGCCTATGGCGCTACCACTGCCGACCATCTGGTACCACGGGCGGCCGGTGGTAGTGATGACCTAGACAACTTGCGTCCGGCTCACCAGTCGTGCAACTCATCGCGCCAAGACATGCCGCTCGAAGAGTGGTTCCGATTGCACCCGCTTATAAGTCGGGACGGTGAC